GTTTTGGCTCAAAAAGAGTGGCTGGGGTTCGCGTCGGCGATAGGGATCTATTGGAATTGTGTAAACAATTAGATACTATCGAGGACGCGGGCCCTAAGATCTCTGGTTGGCTACACCCAGATGGGTTATCCCGAGTCGTCGTTCCCGCTCACACTTCACCTGGTATAAGGTGGAAGAAGTTAGGGTACAGGACGAAGAAGGACGCATTGCTACAGGCGACCATTGATGCCCGTCGTAAGTTAGTTCGTCTAGTAGAAAAGGGTGAACAATATGATGTCCCGCCTTGCGGAGTCGCAGGTCGTGGGAAACGTGTGAACACCCTGGAGGTAGGTGAAGGAGCACAGGCGAAGCGGGACGGCAGGTTAATTGTTATGCCGGACCTCACCCGCCACCTTCTTGGAACTCTTGTCAGCAAACCGGTGCTTGCCCGCATCATGTCAGCCGACAAATCCATGGGAGGAGTGGTCCTTGGTATGGGTCCCCTGTCGGGCAGTTATCAACAGATCGATAACTGGGCGGCCGGGGCTAAGAGTTTCGTTTTTCTTGACTTCAAGAAATTCGACCAGTCTATACCGCGGTGCCTACTCGACGCAGCCTTCGTTTGCATCAGAAACCACTTGGCCGAAGAACCTGGCCAAGCTGGATACTGGCGCTCAGAGTGGGAGCACTTAGTGGAAACACAAATTGCTCTCCCCGATGGCCGCGTATTCCGGAAACGTAGGGGGGTCGCTTCTGGTGACCCCTGGACCTCTATTGCCGGGTCTTACGCAAACTACCTTTGCCTCGCTTACTGCTGTAAGCTGCTTGGGTGGAAGACTAAGATTTGGACCTTTGGGGACGACTCGATCATCGCAGTGTATGATAGGGTGGTTACCTCAATCGATCCTTTGGCGAAACAGATCCTTACGTCCTTCGGGATGGATGTTAGTCCCGAGAAGAGTTACTGCCGGTCTTACTTGGTCGGGGTAGAGGAGGATCCTGAGCCTCAGGGGTCAGGATCTTTCCTATCAATGTACTTCTTAGCTACCCCAATGGGCGTGAGACCCACGCGCCCCCTCCAGGATTTACATGAG